GATCGTATGGGAGTGTTCTATCATAACGCCCATATTGACAAATATTGGTGGCCAAGTACCGACCAGATAGATTTGCAGGCGGTGGCTACGCCAATTAATTCAATGAGAATTTGGAGAGGCGATGATCCATCATTGATGACTGGAGTAGATCATGTTTTACTCAAAACAGACTCCATTGGAACAACTAACGATAACGTCTATTATCCATATGTTGCCGCTGAATACAATCGTCTTTCCGGTTCATCCTATAACTCAAACTTCATTAGTCTCAAGAAAAACACTCAATATGTATTGTCTACCAATCTTTCTTTAGAAAAATTGAACAATGATATTGAAGCTAAAGTATCATTTTATTTTACGAGTTCTATCGATACAATTCGAACCGAAAAAACTTATGATTCAAAGTTCGGTATGTTGCTGGGCGAACTTACCACTAAAGATAACGTTTCTATTAAATATTTTCAAGGAAAACAACAGTTATTCTTTACTCCTGCCAATGATTATTTTGGAACTCTGGTTATTGTGCCGTATCATTGCAATCCCACCCTTTCGGATGTCTCTTTGAAAGCATATGGAGATTATGGGTTCTCACCTGATTCTTTAGTGATTTCCATTCCTTTTGATATTCGAGCGGCCAACGAAGCTTTCGATATCAAAGCCGAACTGTTTGATCGTAACTCCAATGTTGTTTACTCAAACCTACGAACGGTTCAAACTTTCGATGGTTCTGGGGAAAGTATTTATAATAACACCGTTACTGATGGTGGGGTTATTACCGTAGGTGGAGGAACGACAACGATATCGGGCGACCCCTATTTTCCCGATTTAACGCAATGTGATTCCACGACCCGATTGGTGGGTTGGCATATCCCAACAGGAGACGCCACAACAGATGGTAAACTCTGCTACACGAACGTGGCGAGGCTTTACATCAGTTCAAGTGACTACATAGCCCTTCATGATTATCAAAGCGGTGTAGAGGTTATGGGGAAGGCTATAGCCGTTCAATACAACTTTGCTCAAAACACAGGCCGAAAAATTTTTATCGATGCCATTGGAACCAAAACCACGTATCCCTAAGTTTTAGGACTTTTTATAATATTTTCTATATTTATACTTAAATACGTATTCCTATGAAAGTAAAAAAAAGTAATGTTGAAATTGTAAAAGGCTATTTGGCGGGAGAAAGGCCATTCATATCGGTGGGGTACACGCCAAAGGTAGAGAAACATAAAGAGGGCGACGAATGGGTTGATAGCAAGGGACAAAGGTGGAAACAGACCAAAAGCGGGAAAGAAACCGTCAACCGGCAAGCGGACATGATTCGGGAGTTGATCAAACAAAAATGTAAATGTGGTCAGGATATTCGATATGGAAGTCGGCTGGATGAAAAGTTCTTTCTCAAAACTGGAAAATGTTTCGAGTGTATCATCAAGGAAGAAACCGAACTCCGAATTTTGGGAGTGTTTGGATTTTACGAGAAGTACAAAATGCTTTCGAACTATCTCGGATTTCTCGATGATATGCGACAAAAAATTGAAGACAGCATAAAGTATTTAACAAGCGAGGGCGATACTCTCAAGGTTCTTTGTAACGGAGAAGGCTTCATTGAAAAGTTTAAGGGAATGAACACGGATGATCTCTTGAAGTCAGCAAAGAACGATTTGGAAGAAATCAAAAAGACAATTACCACGGTTACGAAAGATAAAGCGACGGCCAAAAAAACATATGAATCGGAGTTGTCTAAGGCTAAGAAACGCTTGACTCCGAAAAAGTAACCATGAGTGATCAACCAAAGAAATCTCTTCAAGATATCATTAGAGAAGAGTACAAAAAATGTCTGACGGACCCCGTGTATTTCATGCGGAAGTACGTCAAAATTCAACACCCAATCCGTGGAACCATTGCCTTTGACCTTTATCCGTTTCAAGCTAAAACCTTAGAGGAATTTGCGAATCATGATTTCAATATTGTATTGAAATCCCGTCAGATGGGTATTTCGACATTGGTTGCTGCGTATTCGCTTTGGTTGATGATATTCCACAAGGATAAGAACGTTCTCATTATTTCCATCAAGCAGGAAGTCTCCAAAGAAATCGTTTCAAAAGTTCGTTTTGCAAATGATGCTTTACCTTCATGGTTAAAGGTCGAATGCAAAGAAGACAATCGTCTTTCCCTCAAATTGGCCAATGGTTCCAATATTGTTGCTACCTCGTCTTCGACAAGTGCTGGACGTTCTCAAGCCTTGTCCTTGTTGATTTTGGACGAAGCTGCATTCATCGAAAAGGCTGAGGAAATCTGGGCCGCAGCACAACCAACCCTGTCTACGGGTGGTAAAGCCATTCTCCTTTCAACTCCAAACGGTGTTGGTAATTTTTTCCACAAAATGTGGATTCAGGCCGAAGAGGGATCGAATAAGTTTTACCCCATCAAACTCCCATGGCATTATCATCCGGAGCGTGATAAAAACTGGCGGGATGAACAAGATCGAGTTAGTGAAAATCTCAAAAAAACTGCACAGGAATTGGATTGCGATTTCCTGAGTTCCGGTGCGACGGTGATCGACCTTCAACTTATTGCGTGGTTCAAAAACACCTACATGAAGGACAGCACGGACAAACGGGGTGTCAATCAAGATTACTGGGTGTGGCAGTATCCCATGTACACTCCTGACTACAGTTATATCGTGGCGGCTGACGTTGCTCGTGGCGATGGCGAAGACTATTCGGCATTTCACGTCCTCAACGCCAAGACCATGGAACAGTGTGCGGAATACCGGGGACACGTTTCAACCAAGGATTTTGGTAACATGCTTGTCGCTGTTGCTACCGAGTACAACAACGCTCTGCTTATTATAGAACGTGAAGGACCGGGTTGGGCGACCTTACAACAGGTTATTGATCGTGGGTATCCAAATACCTTTTATGGTTCGGCAGACCTTCGATACGTCGATGTTGAACAGCAGATGACGAACAAATACAATGCCGAGGAAAAGAAACTCGTGCCGGGATTTGCAACGACCCTCCGAACCCGTCCTGTAATCATCTCGAATCTTTGTCAATATTTCGTGGATAAGTCCATTACCATCTATTCCAAGCGACTTTACTCCGAACTGGAGGTTTTCATTTGGGAAAATCACAAGCCACAGGCCGCAAAGGGATACAACGACGACTTGGTGATGGCGTTAGCCATCGGTATCTGGGTGCGGGATACGGCTCTGAGATTGCAGCAGGAGCGATTGGATCTTACGAAGGCTACTCTGAATCAAATCGTGATTAAACAGAGTTCCGATGCCCCCGTGTACAAGTCTCAGACCATTCGAGCCCAAGATACATGGAAGATGCCAATTCGAGGACCACATCACATGGGAAACAACGAAGACCTGAAATGGCTTTTGGGCTAAAATACGCATATTTATAGTCACGATGCTATGTACATCTGATTTTAGAAAAACACACACACAGTAACAAAAGGTAAAATTATGGCAGAAAGACCAATTCAACAATTCGAAGATGATGTTGTAGATATTAAGAAACAGTCCCTCTATGCGAGGTTGAAGCGTCTTTTTTCTACAGATGTCATCGTCCGTAACGTCGGTGGTAAGCAGATTAAGATCAAGGACACCGACAATATCATGTATGCGACGGATCGCAATTCTTTGCGAGACCGGTTTAACCGAGTCCGAGCGACTTCTTATAACGCATACAGCCGAGATTTCTCTCTTTCGTATCAAGCCGCTCGCATGGATTTGTTTCGTGACTATGATACGATGGACATGGATCCTATCATCAACTCCGCTTTGGATATTTATGCCGAAGAGTGTTTGACGTTGAATGAGTTAAAACAAATGCTTGTGGTCCATTCCAAGAACAGCAATATCAAGAAAATTCTTCACAACCTGTTCTACGACATTCTCAACATTGAAGGCAACCTCTGGTCATGGACTCGCAATATGTGCAAGTACGGAGATTTCTTCCTTCGCCTTTACATTACTCCGGAATACGGCATCTACATGGTAGAGCCCATTTCGGCCTATAACGTTGAGCGCATTGAAAACGCCGATCCTTATAACAAACGATACGTCAAATTCCAAGTCCGTCCTACCGACACATCACAGGCGGAAATCGTGGAAAACTACGAAATGGCTCATTTCCGTTTGTTGTCTGACAGTAACTTCCTTCCTTATGGTAAAGCCATGATTGAAGGTGCTCGTCGTGTCTGGAAGCAACTCTCTTTGATGGAAGACGCAATGTTGATCCATCGTATCATGCGTGCCCCCGAGCGTCGTATCTTCAAGATTGACGTTGGAGCTATTCCTCCAAATGAAGTAGATGCCTACATGGAAAAGCTTATCTCCAAAGTCAAGAAGGTGCCCTACATGGATGAACGTACCGGTGATTACAATCTTCGTTTCAATCTCATGAGCATGGTAGAAGATTTTTATTTACCCGTCCGTGGTGGTGACAGTGGAACCGATATTGATACGTTGTCCGGAATGGAATGGACTGGTATTGAAGATTTGGATTATATCAAGCACAAGATGATGGCTGCTCTTAAGATTCCAAAAGCGTTTTTGGGCTACGAAGAAGGCATCTCAGGTAAAGCAACGTTGGCGTCAGAAGACGTTCGTTTCGCTCGCACCATTCAACGCATTCAAAGAATTCTTGTTTCTGAACTCAGCAAGATCGCCATTGTTCACTTATATGCCCAAGGGTATCGAGATGAATCTCTAGTTGATTTTGAACTTGAACTCACTAACCCAAGCACTATCTTTGAGCGTGAGAAAGTTGAAATCTGGTCGGATAAGGTTGCGGTAGCAACGGATATGATGGAAGCCAAACTCTTCTCGAAGGATTGGATTTACAAAAACATTTTCAACATGTCCGACGAAGATAAGGTTATTGTCACCGATCAAGTTATTGATGATACCAAACAAAAGTTTCGCCTTGTCTCGATTGAAGAGGAAGGTAACGACCCAGCAAAACCAGCCCAACAAATTAATCCAAGTGATATCGAAGGAGGCGAAGGGGGGCCGGAAGGTGGACCAGAAGGTGGACCAGAGGATGGACCGGACCTCGGGGATTTGGAGGGTGGACCAGAGGGTGACCCCAGTGGCCCCAGTGGCGGTGGACCCGGCGGACCCGGCGGACCCGGTGGTTTGCAGGAAAAGGTTGAACAAGATCAATCTGACCGAGACCAAACAGGCCGAAAGGACGCAAGAAATTACTCATTTGGGGAAGATCCTCGGGGTCGATTGGGAAGACAATCACAACCGGGGTCGGACAGAGAAACCCGACCAAATCCTCGTCGTTCACCCTTGGGGATGAATGAAGGAGTGGGTATCCGACCACAGGTTGATAAAAACGTAATAAGCAGTCTCAAGACATTTCTGACCAAACCTCTCAAACAAGAGGAGAAAGAACTTTTAGCCGAGTCACGTTCGTCCGGTATAAAAAGAAAAACCCTTCTCGATGAGAGTAACATCAGGGATGAGTAAGACTGCAAACAATTATACACTTTTCGATGAGAAAGAGTATATTTATAATTAAGTTGAGAGTTGAGAACTACTATGCAGAATCAGAAACGAATGCGTCATTCCAAGTTCAAGAATACGGGTATTCTCTTTGAACTTTTGACTCGACAAGTAACTGCTGATATTTTAGCGGGGAAAAACGAGTCTAGTACAAAAGAGCTATTGTTCAAGTATTTTAGAGAAAACACGGAACTTGGCAAAGAATGGGGGCTTTATAGCGCCCTTCTTTCACACAAACTTTTGGATGAAAACAAAGCCGAGCGGTTTGTTTCTGTAATTCTCGATGCTCGACGAAAGCTGAGCCGTAAACGTCTTAACCAAGAAAAATACGATCTTATCAAGGAAATCAAGGATCTCTATCCTCTGGACGATTTATTCAAGGCCCCGATACGAAACTATCGAATGCTGGCCTCCATTTACAAAGTTTTTGAAGACGGTGTTTCCGACAACGTTAGGTTCAATGTCAACGAAGTGTTTGTAGCCAAAACCTGCATAGTAGAGCACATTGTTGACAAGCCGAAGTCTGTAATAAAAGAAACCGAAGACGAACAACTCATCGACTGCTATAGACAACAATCCTCGGAAACCCGTCTTCTTGCTTACGAACTTTTGCTCGAAAAACTCAACACGAAGTATTCAACAGTGCTGGATGACGATCAGAAGGCGGTTTTACGTGAATATATTTACAACATAGCGAATACAAACTCTCTTGGAAACTTTGTCAGAGGAAAAGTAGCTGAAGTAAAAACTCAGTTGACCGAAGTGGTCAAGAAGATTCAAGACAATGTTGCCCGCATCAAAGTCAATGAGGTTGTACACCAATTGGATAAGGTGAATCCGGATAAGATTGTCAAGGATAATCAAATCATGGTTCTTTTGCTCTCTTACGAGTTGCTTAAAGAATGCCGAAAACAATTGGGGGTAAAATGAAACCGAATGATCTTAGACAACTAATCAAAGAAGCCGTCGCCGCTCAAACTGCGAAACCAAAGATTACTCGTAGGGAACTCAAAGAAGTCATCAAAGCTACTCTCCGTACTATTCTAAACGAAGGTTTTATCGACACTCCTCCCGCTCAAATGGCCGAAGGCCAAATGAGCCCCGATGAACTACAAAGTACTTGGGAAGATGACAAGCAAGGCGAATACATCCAAATCAATCCGGATGATTCTGTTGTTTATGTCGCTCATGGAAGGGCCATGGAACAGATTGCCCCCAAAGGTAGTGGCCGAGACATGTTCCGATTGATCGGATCATGGATGAAAGCCAACCAATACTTTCCAAATATTTGGCAAGTAAACGATCATGGTAACGTTGAACTTTATTCTAAGAGTGGGAAACCATTAGGGGGTTTGGTTGAAACTTTGAAAGAAACGACCACTACCGGGGATGTAGCTCCTATTAACCTTCCCGGTAATGTGAAAGGTGGATGGGTCTCTGGAGCAGGCGGAAGTCGTCGTGGTGTAGCTGGATCTGCCGCATTGGGGTATGAGTTGACTTCAATCGGTAAGAAGGATATGAAACGAAAACAGGATAAAGTCTATGAGCAATAAAAAGGGACAACCAATTACTCCAACCTAAGTTTGTAATAATGAACCTTAAGCGCATACTTGAACAACAAGAGTCAACCCAATTCTATGATTTGGGTAAGGACTTTTCGTCGTTCACGCAAACGATGGACACGACTACTGAAGACGTGAAGAATCGTTTCGAGCAAGCTATTGCGACAAAACTGAAAAGTAAGAAGATTCGGGCTCGTGCCTCCAGAGGCTATAAACAATTTGAAAAAGATTATGAAATCGATGTTGTCAGCGTTTCGCTGGATGACTATTACGATAACTATGTCGTCGTGGTCAAGGGTAATAATGGCAAAGAGTATTTCTTGAAACCGGGATTTAAGGTTCAAATCATTGGAGCCGCTGAGGCTCCAAAAGCGGAACAACCACCGCAATCACCTGCCACCCCGCAAGCTCCCCAACCACCCGCTCAACCACCTGCGGCGACCCCACCCGCAGAGCCAGAACAACCACCCCAACAGGTTAAAGAAACGGATACGACAGATGATTTTTCAAGTTCGGGAGGAAGTGAATTGGTTCGAAAATATTCCGCTGAATCAATTTTAATTGATTTGCAGAAATGGTTACCGAAGCTTCTCATGAATAGTGGAGTGAACCTTAAACAGTTCATTCCACAAGATGGAGTCTCTCGAACCAAAGGCCGCAAAACCGTAATTAGTTACGGTGTCACCATCCCGCTTGATGAGTTGCCGGGATTGTCAGCGGATCAAATCAAACAAGAATTGTCGCAAGCATCTCAAAGTTCCAGTAGCGACATTGAAACACTTTATACGTTGGACAAGTTCGACGTACGTGGAGGAAAGTATGTGATCATCATTAGAAAGGTCACCAACTATTAAGATATATGAGCGATAGAAAACTACTTGTAGAAGTACAGTCTTTCAGAGCCGATCCGAATATGCTTCGGGAGTCTTTGGAAAAGCCCAACGCCCCGTTTCGAGTAAAGGGTATTTTGCAACGTGCTGGCATCAAAAATCAGAACGGCAGAATCTATCCAAAGGATATTCTTCTACGGGAAGCACAAAAATACACCGACACTTTCGTTCGTGAAAATCGTGCCTTGGGAGAACTAGATCATCCAGAGTCTTCGGTTGTCAATCTTCGCAATGCCTGTCATAAAGTTGTTGAAATGCATTGGGAAGGCGACGACTTGGTAGGCACTTGTGAAGTTCTTTCCACCCCAAGCGGAAACATTCTCAAAGAACTGTTCAAGGGTGGTGTCAATGTTGGGATTTCATCCAGAGCCCTTGGCTCGTTGAACAAAATGAACGAAACCACATCCATGGTCGGCGAAGATCTTGAATTGATTGCGTTTGACTTCGTCTCCAATCCATCCACCGCAGGGGCATTCATGTTTATGGATCAAGCCCATCCAATGATGGAAAGCGTCAATAAAGTAAAGAATCCTGTAACCAATAAGTGGGAATCGGTAGACAAAATCGTTCGCGATATCCTTTCCGAACTCAACTAAGCTATGAATAGCATCGAATTGAAAACCTTAATCAAGGAATCTCTTCAAGAGGTTTTAGCCGAAGGAAAAAATCAAGACCCGACGAAGGAAGAGATGATGCATTTCTTGCAACAGCAATTCGGACGTTATGGAGAAGAGGGGTTTGCGGATTCTTCCGAGATAGCTATGTATTGGTTTGCGAATCATTATCATGGCGGTCAATGGTCAAACCTGTATTCCGTTCTCAGTACCTCTCAATTCAGCCCCGGCCCTATTTCCAGAGGTCCAGAGCCAGAAAGCATGGAAGCCGACATGTATCAGGCTCTCGAAGCCCAGTTTGGTGGGAAAGAACATCAACACGGTACCGAATCCCCACATTCCGGTGAAGATGATTCTTCTGCCGATGTCATGCAAGAAACCCCAACCTTTCAATCATTTCCAGCTTGTCATCATCGTCATTTTTCCCTAAAAGATGATGGTTCATATGAATGTACTGATTGTGGAAAAGCTATGACGGGAGACGAAAAAGAAGAACCTTCATTGCAAGAAGATGGTGCTGCTGGTGGCGGTACTGGAATGGGAATGTCCGTTACAGGAGCAGTTCAAGGATATAGCACTCCAAACGCATTTAGGAAGAAAAAGGTTAAAGAAAATGAACAACCCGAGCCATACGATGCCGAAACAGATCAATTTGCTCCCGGTCCTCGATCCCGAACCTCAGAAGTTTCTCCAGAAAACAAGTTTAATGCTGAAATCGATCAACTGAAAAAGCAATATCCGACACTTTCTTTTGGATACATTGGAAATATATGGAATGAGCGCGGTATGCCAAAGGATGATCGAGCATGGTACGTTTTCAACGGTAGAACCAAGTTTGGCGGATACTCGACAAAAGACCTTCCAGCAATGTGGGATCGATGGCAAAAACACAAAGAAAAATTTCTTAAGGGAGAGAAGGGACCTACAATGGAAGCTGCGGGATCAGAACGAAAACCCATTCCTTCCAAGGTTAACAAAGCCGAAGTTCAAAAAGCCCTTGCGGCCATTGGTCAGATGAAAAATCACGAATGGCGTCCTTTATTGGATCGTGCCCGTAAGAACTATCAACTTTTCCCAGATGATGGCAATGACCCACAAAAGCTTAACTTGGTCATGGCTCTTCAATATATGGACGAGCGCAACCCATCGCAACGTTCAATGAATGAAGCTCCCCAAAGCGAAACCCATTTTGAACGACTGGATCAGGCGTTGACCGCCGTCGAAGAATACGTTATCAAAAATCGCATTCAGGTCGATACCGCAGAACATCCCCCGAACGAAGTAGATCCCCATGGAATCCGTGAACCATTTCTTTATGGCGGTATTCCCTATGGACAGACCAAGCAAGCTGACTACAAGCTGTTGGCCTATAAGGGTCAAAAAACTCGCAAATACATGCATGTCGTCATTTATCGCACCGAACAGGGGCGTTATGAGTTGAACGTGTACACGCTTTAAAATAAGTTGCCTTCTGCTTCATTTTGGGGTATGCTCACCAAAATGAAACTGTTCTCATACGACGACATGTGTCTTCGGCCAAAGTATTCGGAATTGGAATCTCGTGATAAGGGAGATGCGTCTGTTGACTTTCTTGGTCACAAGTTCAAACTTCCCGTTGTTCCCGCCAATATGAGGGATGTCATTTCTTGGGATATTGCCGACTCACTGCAACTCAACGACTATTTCTATATCATGCATCGGTTTGATGATGCCAATCGAAAAATGCCCCCGAAAGTTGCGGCGGGAATGGATCAAAAAATTATCAGTATCAGCATGGGGGTGAGAGATGAAGACAAAAAATTCTTTGAAGAGTCACTGAGGATACCAACTTTCATTACCATTGATGTGGCGCACGGTCATCATAAAATGGTCAAAGAAATGGTGACATTTCTCCATAAAATGTTTGACCACAGTAACAGTAACAGCGTCCAACCATTGATTATTGCGGGTAACGTTGCTACCGCAGATGGATACAAGTTTCTCTGTGATTTGGGCGTGGATGCTGTAAAGGTTGGTATTGGCGGTGGTTCGATTTGTACGACCAGAAACAAAACCGGGTTTCATCTACCGACTGCATATTCCGTGTGGGAATGCGCTCAAACAAACCTTGATGTTCCCATCATTGCCGATGGAGGGGCGAAGGATTTTGGAGATGTGGCAAAGGCGTTAACCCTTGGGGCTACGATGGTTATGAGTGGAGGATGGTTTGCAAGTTGCATCGATTCTCCCGCCAAAATCGAGAACGGAAAAAAGATTTACCGTGGTTCAACCTCCTATGAGGCGAAAGGACAACGGAAGCATATCGAAGGTCGGACGCTAGAGTTATCCGAGGGAACAACGTATCCGGAGCGGCTTGAAGAAATCCGCCAAGCGATATGTTCAAGTATCTCTTACGCTGGCGGGACAAACCTCGAAGCGTTCAATACCGTACATTGGGATTTACTATGACAAGTGAAGAATTAGAAGCAGGATTGGCGGCTCGTGGATTCACGGGTATGGAAGAAATGGATAGCATGGGGAAATGCCATAAGGATGGAAAACATTTCATCCTCCGAACCGATGGATTGATTATTTACAGCGACATTCCGTTTTGGAGCAATGCGAGAGACCGTTCTCAAATGTGGCCACAGGAGGACTACAGCGATGAATACTATACCGATCCCAACCCCGTTTTTACTTGGGAAGCGTTAGAAAAGGCCATGTCATGGTAACAGGAAGTATTGAACTTTGGCAGATTCCGGAATTGAGACCGATGAGTAGTCCATTCATTCCGCCATCAATGTATCAAATCCGCCCAAAACGGAAGAGCAAGAAAAGAAAAAATGAGAATCGTAATAACAGGTCATCGAACTGAGAAGTTGGCGGCATATGATTTTGGATGGATACAAAGCGCCGTTGATGACGTTTTAGTGGACTTAAAGTCCAAGGACGCATCTCTTCTGGCGTATTCTGGGATGGCAAGTGGAATCGATTTACATTTTTGTAAATCATGTATTGTCTTGGGCATTCCCTACATCGCCTGTGTACCATTTGAGGGACAGGAACACACCATGATCCCTCGGGATGCCGATTTGAGAGCCATACTTTTGAAGTCAGCCAAGGAAATCAAGGAAGTCAAGAACTCTTGGATGGTGGAACATACCGATGTTGGAATTTGCGTTTTTGATGGGAACAAGGGCGGAACTCACAATGTTTTCCAACAATTCGTGGAAAAGCGGAAGAACTTCTATTGGATAAACCCCGTGGGGAAAGTCACTTGGAAGTGTTTTCTATAATCCACTTGACTTCCTGAGTGGTTTCTGGTATCTTGCCTACGAGTATGAAAAAGAGTGATAAACTTCGTCGTGATGCCGAGGCGACGATGCGGAAAATCCGAGAGATTGCGAAGCATATTCGGAATGTTGAGGACAACTGCTTGATTCTTGGGGAAAAGCTCATTGATCGTGGAGAGATCGATTTGGGGCATGATTTGATTGCCCGTGGGTTTGTCCACGATGAATCCAAGTTCTATGGCATCGAATGGGATCACATGGCCCCCGGCACGCCAATGGAAGAGGAAAGTGCAAAGCTCAAGCTTAAACTGGCGGTGATGCATCATAATCGAACCAACTCCCATCATCCAGAATTCTGGGGCGGAATTAAGAATATGCCCCGTGTTGCCGTTGCCGAAATGGTGTGTGATTGGAAAGCTCGCAGTGAAGAATTTGGCACGGCTCTCCGGGATTTCATCGAAGAGAAGGCTACGAAACGCTGGAATTTTACGCCCGAAGATGCTGTGTACAAAGTGATTTACGAGTTTGTAGATCTCGTGTGTGCCAAGCCCTTTGAAAATCTGACACAAAGTTGAGAATCCACTTGACTTTCTCTAAAACTTCGGTATAGTCGTCATCAGCATGAAAACAAGAAATGGTTTCGTCTCGAACAGTTCCTCGTCATCCTATGTTTGTGATGTCACGGGGGAAGCCTTTGAAGTTCAAGATTCCTGTTTCCGTGATGCAGGACTATCGCAATGTGAAGCGGGTCACTACTTCCAAACTCAATTTTTAGTTCCGTTCACACCCGAATATCCTACCCGAGAAGTCATGTGGGCGAAATTGGAAAGTGTGACGGATAGTAAACGAGAATGCCTTCGCTATCGGGAAATGCATCTTCTGGATATTCAAAAGGCATACGCCAAGAAGTTCCTGAATGCCCGTAAGGATGACTATGCAAGTCCACAGGAATGCCCGCTCTGCACGATGGCCAAGATCAAGGACACGCATCTGGTCAACTATCTGCTCAAGAAGCAGGGTATTACCCGTGAGCAACTGATTGCTCAAATCCGAGAAGAATTTACCACCAACTTTTCCGCCTTTGAACGGTGGATTGCAGCAACCAAAACCAATTAACCAATGAACCCGAAAATCTGGCACGCTACTAACAAATCAGGCGAAAAAATCCGAGTTCTGGAGTCGGAGAACTACAACTACGTCTTCAATTCCTCTTCGGGATTTTTTGCCCGATGGGGTAAGACCAAGGAAGAAGACCCAACGTGGTCTCCATTTGGTCCCGAAATCATGGACATCGAAATCAGCGACGGTGAGTCCTGCCCGATGACGTGTGCGTTTTGTTCTCCTGCTGGAACAATGGTTAATACTCCAAACGGAAAAGTAGCAATAGAAACAGTGAAACCGACTGATTTGGTCATTGGCTACGATGTGGAAAAAAAATCCCCAAAAATACAAGAAGTCGTAGAAATTTATTCCCGGCATTACACCGGACAATTAATTTGCATTGAACTGGACAATGGGCAAGTGTTGAAACTGACTCCAGAACACGAAATTTTCACAAAGAATCGAGGCTGGCTTGCGGCGGGGAATTTGGCCGAAACCGATGAAATTTTGGAGTTTTGACTTTTCTGAAACATATGTATACAAGTGATAGGACATCAATCACTTTATATGAAAACCATAAAAACACTATGCCGGAGATGTGGCAATCAAACAGGAACCATTGAGAAGGAGTCTTCAAAAAAAGACGCTATAATAGACAAGCGTCGTTATTGCTACGAGTGTGTAAAAAAATCCAAAGATAGAATGCGGAATGACAACCCCGCCAAACGCCCCGAAATCAAAGAAAAAATTTCTCGAACATTAAAACAAAAGTATAGTTCCAAAGAAATATCATCCCCGTTTCTCGACCCATTTAAATTGAAAGAAATACAATCCCTGCGACGGGGGTTGTCAGAAAAGGGAAGTGAAAGTATCCGTCAGCATATGCGGCATCAAAACCCGATGTTCTCCGACACTATAAAAAAACGTGCGATGGCAACGGTTAAGAAAAAAATTCTGACGGGGGAAATCACATATAAAAGAGGACATGACCATCCCCTATACAAAGGAACTCGAACGTTCTCAAACGATTGTCGGAAATGGTTAAAGATATGGATACGTTCAATCTTAGAACGAGATAAATTCTCGTGCATAGTATGTGGGAGGGTCGGGGGATATTTACACACACATCACATCCGACCACTGCGAGAAATTATAAAAAAGGTCTTGACAGACGAGGGAATAGTTGATATAGTTGACGTGAAGTGGAACTCTATTACAGAGTATGAGCGACTAATAAAAAAGGTAGTTTCGGATCACAAAATGGAAGATGGAATGACGGTATGTAAACAGTGCCATGCAAACATAGACGATAGATATCGAAGAATCAAAAAATCAAGATGAAAATCAAGATGAAAATTCAGAAAATCCATACCGAACAATTTTCAGGAAAGGTCTACAATTTCCACTGCCTTCCAAGTGAAAATTATTTCTCCGAAAACACATTGGTCCATAACTGTTATAAAGGCAACAAGAAAGGGGATAAAGAAGTGGGCACTCATATGTCGCTGGCCACCTTTAAACAAATTTTCAAGACCTTTCCACCAACTGTGACGCAAATTGCCTATGGCATCACCAGCATCACGGCCCATCCGGAAATCTTCGAAATTTTCGAGCATAGCCGTTCCAATGGCGTCATTCCAAATGTCACCATCAATGGCGCTGACCCGCTCACCGATGTTCACATCGGAAAGCTGGCCATGGTGTGCGGGGCAATGGCGGTTTCCATCAACAAGACCAATTTCGAATCTGGCTTGACGTTGATTCAACGATTGACCACCAATGGGGCCAAGCAAATCAACATTCACTATGTCATCAGCAAACAGACGATTGAGTTCGCCTACAAGCTGTGTGATGCGATCAAGAACGACTCTCGGTTGAAGGACTTGAATGCCATCGTGTTTCTGGGATTGAAGCCCAAGAGCCGTGGGCAGGCATTCGACATCCTTCCGACGAAGGAGTACATCAAGCTGGTCAATTACTGCTTGGAAAACAGCATCCGGTTTGGATTTGATAGCTGCTCGGCTCCAAAGTTCGACAAGGCCATCGAAATTTCAACTCTTGAAGAGGCCATGAAGCGCCAATTACTGCAATGCTCGGAGCGTTGCGAATCCGGACTGTTTTCTGCTTATATCGACTGTACTGGAAAATACTGGCATTGCTCCTTCGGTGAAGGTATGGAGATTGCCTATGGTATTGATGTAACCAAGGTATCGGATTTCACAAAGGAAGTGTGGCTTTCCGCCCCAATGACAACATGGCGTAAAACTCTGTTTGAGTTAAATCGAGAATGCCCGCTTTACAGCGAAATTCATGTAGAGAAAGACCTTTAATTATGCCTGTAATGGGACCATCGGATCGCCAAGACGACGCTGATCAAGCGTTCAAGGAAATCGCTGAACTCCTTAAAACCAAATACGGAGTAGCTGATATTACCAAAGATGAAACCTTTGGAATGTTCTCGGATGAATTCAATGAACATCGTCAGAAGTTTTTGAAAGAACTTCGAGAAGTATTTAAGCTGGATTCCTACAACGGATTTTGACCTATGAAACATCGAACCGGATTTGTATCAAATAGTTCTTCCGCCTCGTTTATTGTGGCGAAGGGGAAGATTTCCGGACTGGAAGCCGCCGCTTTGTTGGCGTACAACCTTTCCGAAGAGAACACGGACGGGTGGTCCATCTGGGAGGATGGAGACCGTCTCCGTGGCTCAACCAACATGGACAACGATGCTCTGGATGAATATCTGGAGAGGATTGGGTTTGATGTTCGGAAGATGGAATGGGAGAGTTATTGATTTATGAAATATCGCTCTGGATTTGTATCAAATAGTTCCTCCGCATCATTCATTGTTGCGGTGAAGAAGCTCGATGCTTGCCCAACTTGCCATCGCAGCGATGAAAACTTTCTGGATCTTGTGGAGACGATTGGGAACAACAGCGGGGAGACCTACGAAACCACCAAGCTTCGTTGTCGAGGTTCTGCCGCTATTTGGTCCGAAAAAGAAGAGGACATTATTCCGTATTGTGGGGATGGTGAGAAGAACCGATTGCTGGCCATGAAAGAAAGGATGCAAGAAGCGGAAGCCAAGGGTTATGAAGTCGGAGAAGTTGAAATTTCCTATGGTGATAAAACCACCGACAATATCATGCGGGGGTTGAAAGAGCGAAAGGCGCTCGTTGTCATGTGGAGCGACCACTATGACGTGAAAGATGTTGAACTATGAAAATTAGAAATGGATTTGTAAGCAATAGTAGTACTTCCAGTTTTGTCTGTGAGCTTTGCGGCGAATCAGCGGCTGGAATGGATTTATCTCTCAGTGATTGTGACATGTTTGAGTGTATCAATGGGCATGTTATCTGTACCGAGGAAGCCGTGGAATCCTTTGCGGACTGGTCGGATGAATATGAAAAGCTTGAAGAAGCGGGGGAGGAATCGGGTGAAGGAATTCACTATCAAGTTCCTGAGAAGTACTGCCCGTTCTGCTGCATGATTGAATTCACGCAATATGATTTATCGGCCTACCTTCTCAAGAAGCATGGCATTAGTCGAGATGAAGCATTTGCTCAAGTCAAGGCGGCAAACAAGCGGCGTAAGAAGCTGTATGACTCAGAATATGTCATGTATGCTCTCACCAAGACCAATGGTAAAATGGAAGAGTTACTGGCGGAAATCAAAGCCAAATACCCGACTTACAAAGAGTTTCGGGCGTCATTGAAATGAAAACAAGATCGGGATTTGTCAGCAATAGTTCAAGTTCCAGCTTCATTGTGATTGGGTCACAACTCAATAACAGCATGATGAAGAGTCTCCGAGAGGCGTACGGAAACCGAAGTCATTTGGAAATCTCGGCTGATTTGGGGTGTCATGAATTTGGTTGGGAAAACACCCAGTACACATCCTTTTGGGATAAGGTCATGTTTGCTTTCATCCAAGCAGACTACATGCGGAAGGAACACCCCAACTGGCTGTTTCGATTGGAAAAGGCGTTAAAAGATACTCTGAAAGTGAAAAACCTTATCTGGGGCATTTCCACCGACTATCCCCGTCCCGAGGGCAAAAAAGACGCATACATCGACCATCAATCGGCCAGTACCGAAGGAATGAATACGGAAATGTTTGAATCGGATGAGGCAATGATGAATTTCCTTTTTTCGACGGGCTCATACATTCAAGGCGGCAACGACAACGAATGAAAACACGATCAGGATTTGTCAGTAATAGTTCAAGTTCCAGCTTCATTGTGAGGCGATGGGATGATATGAACAAAAAACCCAAAAAGCTTCTTTCCGCAGGAGATGAAAAAGGTTTACAGAAGTTGGGGTTCACGCTTCAAGGAGCGTATTATCCTTCTCAAATAATCAATAATTGTCCTAAAAAACCCCGCACAAAATTGGAGAAAGAGTTTATCGAAACCATGGGAAACTGGTGCCGAACCGTGACTTGTAATCAAGAAGATGAAATTTACTTTCTTTTGAAAGCCCGCATTAGTTTCATGGCCGATATTCATTATGATCATCGCAGTATGGTTTATGATGGAAAAACTGATGAGTTGATCATCGCCCAAAATTTTGGAATACAAATTCAGATGGGTGGGACGGAAAAAATGAAATTTACTTCCTCGTTGGAGAAAGAACCTATTTGCCGAACCACGGGGAAGGCATACCTCAAACTACACAAAACATTATCATGA